CTGCGGCGCAACCTGCTACAGGCATCGTAGGCCGCATTAATAGTGCGACTGAAGGAACTGTTACCGTACAGCTTGAGAATAAATATCAGGAAGGTACAGCGCAGTGGTGGCAGCAAACGCAGCCGGGCTCTAGCTACTGGGCGATGTCGAATCAATATCGCAACGCATTGTACGTTGTAACCCGCCCACGTAATTTCTGGCCATCATGAGCGCGTCATTTAAAAGTTCAGGAACACTGAACGCGAGATTAGCAGAGTTAGCGACGAATTTAAAGGCAGCCCAAAAAGTCCACGTAGGGTTTTTGGAATCAGCAACCTACGAAAATAAGCCTGTTGCTTACATTGCGGCGATACAGGAGTTCGGCGATCCAGGTTCGGGCATCCCTCCCCGACCTTTTTTCCGCACGATGATTGCGAATGAAAAAAACCATTGGGGGCAGGATATAGCGAAAAAGTTATTGGCTACTAATTACAATGCTAAACAGTCATTAGATCAGATGGGGCAGGAAATAAAAGCCGAATTGCAGACATCGATTATCGATCTGGTCGCACCGCCCTTATCGCGCACAACAATTATGCTGCGCGCCATGCGCGCTGCAGACCCAACGTTAGGCGATAACGGAAACCCGATATCGTACGCGACAGTAAATGAAGCGCGTGCCAGGGTTGCGGCAGGCGAAAGCACAAATGGGGTATCAGAAAAACCACTGATAGATTCAGGGCACATGCTGAATAGCGTGGATTACGAGGTAGACCCGGAATGAACTTGCACAATATCGTAGCGCCAGTTATAGCCGCAATTAACCCGTGGCTTACCGCTTCTTATCAGCAGTCCACAACACCTACAATTGGCATCGATTTTACGCAGACACCAGGATATTTGCCGGCAGTAAATGTTCAGGTGCAAAAGCAACCGATTCAGTGGAAAGATTTACAGCAAGTTAGCGGACTGAATTTAGTCGGCGAAAAATGCGTGATGTATGTTAGCGGTAACTGGCAAGGCGTATCACGACCAGCCAGTAAAGGCGGCGATTTAGTTACGCTGCCGGATGGCACTGTCTGGCTGGTTATTATGCCACTTGAAAACTGGTATTCGACGGACGGATGGACAAAAGTAGCGTGCGTTTTGCAAAACGGGAGTTAAATAGTGGTGACGGCGACGATTAGCATTACTGAAGCCGATCTGTTTCAGACTCTCGGCAATTTTTTAACTTACGTACTACCCTCCGGGACGCCTGTCGTAAAAGCGCAGACAAACCGCGTGGCAGAACCAGCAAACACTAATTTTGTCACGATGACACCATCGTTACGACAACGTTTAGGATTTAACTGGACTGAATTTAGCGACGGGTACCCAAGTACAGCCTCAGTGCAAACAGATAACGCGCCTACTGACGTGTCAGTTCAGTTAGATATTCACGGTCCGCTGGCGGCCGATAATTTACAGATACTGACAACATTGTTCTGGTCAGGCTGGGGGTGTGATCAGTTCGCCACATCTGGATTCGATATTACACCGCTATGGTGCAGCACTCCGGTTCAGGCACCTTTTTTAAATGCAGAACAGCAGATTGAAACGCGCTGGACTGTGGACTTTCATATGCAGGTAAACGCTGTTGTCACAATCACCCAACAATTCGCTGCAGCACTGGACGTTGAACTGGTTTCTGTAGAAGCGGTGTATCACCCTTAATTTAATTTCACAGCTTGCTTTTAGCAGCTTTTATATGGAGTAACGCATGAGTACAATACCAGCATCGGCCATTGTCCAGGTCAACCCCAGTGTTTTATCGGCCGGCGGTTCTGGCTTAGATTTATCCGGGCTATGTCTGGATAACGGCACTCGCACACCAATCGGAACAGTTCCTTCATTTCCTTCAGCACCCGCTGTCGGTGCATATTACGGATTAGCTTCAGTACACTACGCTAACGCTCTTATATATTTCGCGGGTTTTCAAGGTTCGAACATTAAGCCTGGCGCATTATTGTTTGCGCAATACAACCAAAACGCCGTACCCGCATATATCCGCGGCGGTGCAACAGCGGCTTTATCACTGACAGCGTTACAGGTTCTTAGCGGCACGTTAATCGTCACTGTAGAAGGCGTACAGAAAACGTCGGGGGCGATCACTTTATCTGCGGCTACCAGCCCCGCAAACGCTGCGACGATCATTACCACAGCATTCGGCGCGTACGACGGTGTTACCAGCGCCGCGACAACTATCGCTACAGGCACGACAACCAGCGTAACAGGCTCAATCACCGGCTATACCCTGACAGTGACTGCTGTCGGTTCAGGCGCTTTAGTTGTCGGCGGCGTACTGTCTGGCACAGGCGTTACGACAGGTACAGCGATTACGGCACAACTTACTGGCACGACGGGAGGTATTGGCACTTATACTGTCAGCCTTAATCAGACAACAACATCAACCACGATTACGCAATCATACGGGTTGATGACTGTTGCAGCGATGTCGTCAGGTACTCTGTATGTCGGATCAGTCATATCAGGAGGTACTACTGCAGCCGGTACAACCATTACAGCTCTGGGCACCGGTACAGGTGCAGCAGGTACATATATTACGTCAGGCGGCGCGCAAACAGTATCTGCGACCACAATCAGTTCAGGTCCGCTCACCTGTACTTATGATAGCGTTTCCGGTAACTTCGTTTTAACCGGCGGCGCCCCCGGTGCAGCAGGTACGATTGGTTACTGTACCGGCACACTGGCTACTGCTTTGTCGATGACTTCGGCGACCGGGGCCGCATTGTCGCAAGGCGCGGTACCTGGAACACCTGCAGCCTTCATGGCGGGCATCGTCGCGCAGACAACTAACTGGGCAACTTTCTTTACCCTGTTCGATCCTGATAATGGTTACGGCAACGTGAATAAACAGGCGTTCGCTAACTGGGACGGCTTGCAAAATAGCGAATTCGCTTATGTTGCGTGGGATCTCGATATCACTCCGACGCAATCGAACGCAGCAACAAACAGTCTCGGCTATATTCTTAAAAATAACTCAACTTCGGGAACTATTTGCGTTTACGACCCAAATAACACCGGACTGGCAGCTTTTACTTCAGGTTCTATTGCATCGATCGATTTCACGCAGTTAAACGGACGTTCGACACTGGCGTTTAAATCGCAGTCCGGATTTACGTCAACTGTCTCGTCACAGACTGTATCTTCTAATCTGATCGCTAACGGATACAATTTTTACGGCTCTTACGCGACAGCCAATCAGGGTTTCCAGTTTTTTAATCCAGGCCAGATTTCAGGTCAGTTCCAGTGGGCGGATAGCTACGTTAATCAGATATGGATGAATTCAGCGTTCCAGCTAGTGTTAATGACACTGCTGACCAGCGTGAAAGCTATTCCTTACAACTCGCAAGGTTACGCTTTAATTCGCGCAGCGTTAAGCACAGTGATTACGCAAGCGGGTAACTTCGGCGTATTTCAGCCAGGCGTTCAGTTATCTGCTTTGCAGATTGCCGAAGTCAATACGGCGGCAGGCACGCCGATCGATGCGATTTTGTTTTCACAAGGGTATTATTTGCAGATTTTGCCTGCCACTGCGCAGGTGCGGGGGGCCCGCGGTTCTCCGCCGATGACTTTTTGGTACATGGATGGCGGATCAGTACAAAGCATGAATTTAGCCTCAGTCGAAGCTCAATAATAAAGGATATTCACCATGAGCATTACTTCAGCAAACAGTACCCTTTATCTGGGCGTAACAAGTTTGTTTAACACCCCGCAACAAATGATAGGCTTCGCACAAGATGACGCCTATGAGGTTGACGCGGTAGATCCTGTCGAAGCCCTGATCGGCGTTGACGGAATTATGTCGACTGGCTGGGTGCCGCAGATTAAAATTATGCACGTCACCCTGCAACCGGATAGTGTGTCGAATGTCTTTTTCGAGGCGTGGTACGCATCGCAGGAAGCGCAACGTGAAATTTATCAGGCATTCGGTACGATATATCAGCCTGGCATCTCACGGGCATACGCGTTAACGAATGGAGTTCTGGCTAATTACACGCCTTTAGCTGCGGGTAAGAAAGTGCTGGCACCGCGCCGGTTTCAGATCAAATGGCAAACAATCTTAGGAGCACCTGCATAATGCGTAAAACCGCAACCATTACGATCGCGGCGGAAGGACGGGATAAAGGCAAAGTATTTCAGCTGAAAGAATTGCCTGCTTCACAAGCTGAACGTTGGGCGATGAAAGTTTTTCTGGCTTTGGCTAAAAGTGGCGTCGATATACCGGAAGATGTCATGCAATCAGGTATGGCAGGGATCGCTGCCGTCGGGTTCAAAGCTTTAGCGGGTATGAATTACTATGATGCGGAACCGCTGATGGATGAGATGTTCCAGTGCGTGCAGGCCGTGCCAGACCCGGGTAAACCGGCGGTGCTTCGCAATCTGATTGAAGATGACATCGAAGAAGTGCAAACCCGGTTGTTGCTACGTAAAGAGATTCTTCTGTTGCACGTAAATTTTTTGCCAGCCGCCGGAAACACGCTGTAAGATTCGGCGGCATACCTGATCAGCGCCGTATTGATTATCTGAATGTCCCCCGTACGCTCGGGATGGTACTTTCGCATAAAATGGCGACGCTGGAACAATTAGATACGATTTACAGTGTTGAAGATGTGTACGATATGATCGAAATAATCATGGTAGATAACTACAACACGAATCTTGAC